TAGGATGTCTTTTCTCATAAGGAAAAGCCTATCACAATTTTAAAGTTAACCTACATTTTCAATGGCCCGTTTCCTACATTTTAGCATGGCCCTTTACAGCGTTGCACCGTTAAATTTTTAATAATTTGCCCTGTATCAGGGTCTATATAGTGACTTTTTGATTGCGCAATAAGCCAATCATTATTTATAAATGATTTCATCAGATTAATTTCGCTTTGAACAATATTTATACCAGAATCTTCAGCGTTCGTGTAAAAGATTTGAATATAAACACCATACATGAGTGAAATAAAATCTGAGTTACCATAATCATTAGGACCATTATCTGATTCTGTAAGTAAAACCTGAGTTTCATTAATAGAATGTTCTTTTTCTTTGGGGATAGAATCAAGAAAGATTTCATCATGCGGAAAGTCACTAGCTGCAATTATGTCTTGAACAATTTCAACTGGTCTTTTCATAAGTTATTCTCCTTCTTTTTTCTATTAATTATTTTCCTCATTGCTTCAGCTTCAGCTTTTAATATTCCTTGCTGAACAATAGGGTTTTTTCTTGTTTCTTCAATAAAATGATCTGCATGAACTGCAACTTCACCAGGCTTTTTGTACTTTCTTCCAGAACGTGTTGTGAACTGAGGAAAACGACTACCATTATTAATGATATTAGCGATATAACCTTTTGTATGAGTACCTTTTTCAGTACTTCTTTCCCATCCTACAACACTTTGTCCATCCTTTACATCATCGATGTTTCTATTTTTAATGACAATACTATCTGCCAAATGTGGGTCTTCCCCAGTATCACGATGACGATAATGGCGACTTAAAACTTCTTGTTCCAAAGCTTGCTCGAATATTTTTGCGCCAGCTTTAGTGACTTCTGCCTTGTCTTCTACAGACATTTTCGTACTCAATTCTTCAGCTCTATCGACAATAAGCTGCATCGCATCATAAAATGAAACCATATTAAGCACCTTTCTTCTTCGCTTGAAGAGTCAAAATATCAAATTTAATAAGCTTTGCAGATTCATCAGAAGAAATATTAATAATGTTGTAAAGAATATCATCTATTTGAACAAACATTTTCTTTGTAACTAGCTTATTATGTCTAATTGCAATGTCAAATGTATCAGCCGTAGTTGTACCAATTATCTGAAACTGAAGCGCAAGTGATCTCATTTTAGCCGCAAATCGAACATTTAAAACCGTTGCTGGGTCAATTTTTTCAACCTTACCTCCAGTTGGAGTAGTTACTGTTTTAGTAACTCCAATCTTACATTTTCTGTTAAAATCATTCGGTTTGTAAGTTTTGACCATCTTGCGCCTCCTTCCACGAAGAATAAAGGCCTCTCAACTGACCAACCATGTGATCTACAGCCGTAGTAGGCGGCATAGTCGTAGAACGATTAATCCACAAATCCATAGAATAGCTAAGAACAGCTACATCATAAATCGGAGAAACGTTTTCTACACTGAAAAATGGAGCATCAACTGTATCAGAACTCACTGCATTTTTCACATATGCTGTTGCTGTATCAAAATAAATTTGAAGTTGTGGTTTGCGATCATCGTCTTCTGATAACTGATCTAGTAAGTCACCAACAGTTACTGTCATAAAGTGCCTCCTTTACTGCTTTAGCAAATAAAAGGATAATGTCTTTTTTATCCACCCCAAATTTAGACAAACTCTTAATCACAGTATGCAATTCCCAAGCAAATCTTTTTTTAGCTGGTTGTACAAATAAAAATTTCATTATCCTCTCCTATTTTTAATCGTGTCTAGTTGTAGTCGTTGTAGTTGGTGCTCCAGTAAAATTACCTACTTTCCTGCAGTAAAATTACCTACTTGGTCTGCAATTGCAGAAAATGAACCAGCAACTAAAGCTTCTGAGTCAGTAGCTTTAACATCGAAGCGATCGATTACACGAATTTTAGTAGTATCAGTTTCAAATGCACCAGCACCAATATTTGTTGGAAGTAATGACATGTTTTCACGGTCAAACAATGTAATAGCTTGCGACATATCTCCATAGTAAAGTGGATAAACTGTTGATCCAGTATTTGGAAGCCAGCGATCTGCAACAACAATAACTTGTTTACCTTTAATTAGATATGAATTAGGTTTTGTTGGGTCTGGTTCGAGCAAATATTTACCTTCAGCAGTTTTAACCAAAGCAAGTTTATTCAACCCTGACTGGTTAGTCAAAAGACTTGAAGTGGCGATAATCGCAGGATCAACCGCTGTATTAATCATAGTAATAACATCGTCAAATTTAGCGATTGTTGGTTTTTTAGGTGCTGCTTTCATTACTTCGATAATCGCTTGGTTACGAGTCACAACCACTTTCTTAGCAATCCAGCTTGATAACCATGCAAGAATATTTTCTGCTGTATCTTTAAGCAATGTATTCGTTGCAGTGATGATTCCCGCATAACGTTTAATCAAGTATTTGATAATTGTCAACTGAGGATTGTCAAGGTCTGGAATTTTTCCATCTTCTGCATCTATTACAGTCAACGGAGTTACATCAGTCCATTTTTCATATACACGACTACCGTTTGAAGTAGAAACACTCTCAACACGTACATATTGTTGTAGCGAGTCATATTGGCGAACCAATGTGTTAATCATAGTACGGATATCTTGCGGAATAGTAAGTCCAGCAGCACTATCACTTCCGCTAGTTTCAGTTTTAGATGAAACGGTATTCATAAACGCCATAGGGTTACGAACCATATTCACGAAGTCTTTAACAAATTTGTCTTTGAGTTCATTTTCGCTTTTGTTCAATGGATCTTTTTCTTCTTCACGCATATTAACTACTTGCTCAGCTTGAGCTTCAACAAGTTGTTCTCTCAATGCGTCGCGGCGAACTTTTTCATTATCCCGTTTATTTTTTAATTCTGACATAGCCTCTGCTGAAAAATTATCATCATTAAGAGCAATGTTGATTTGGTCATTAAAGTCTGTGACTTTATCTCCTGAAGCAATCCATGCTTCGTTCAATTGATTTACTGTTAATTTAACTCCCATTTGAGTCTCCTTTATTTTTCTAATAAAATAGCCAACTTACGAGAACGTAAATCAGCTTGTTTGTTTTCTATAATTGGTTCTTCTTTCGGAGGGTTATTCCGATTTTTGAAATTCATGAAATTCATAAATTCATTAAGTTTATCAGCAGTTGGAATATTGCCGATTGAGTTAGAAAATACTGGTTTATTAGCATCCACAAACATAATATTATCTGCAAATCCTTTATCAACTGCATCTTGAGCTGTCATCCATGTTTCGTTAGACATCAACTGCAATAAGTCAGATTGTTTCATACCAGTTTTTAATTCATAAGCTGCAGCAATAGATTGGTCAACACCATTTAAAACTTTAGCTTCTTGCTCAAAGTCATCAGCATTTCCTTGGCTACCACTCATAGCCTTATGAATCATCAATTGGGCTGTTGGAGAGATATTTACCGTATCGCCAGCCATTGCAATTACCGATGCTGCAGATGCTGCCAACCCTTGAATATTTACAGTTACAGGTTTACCATTCATCTTAATAGCAGTATAAATCTCAGAAGCTGCAAATACATCTCCGCCATTAGAAGCGATATTTAAAACAATTTCTTCATCATCAGCATTTACTAAGGCATCATTAACTTTAGATGGACTTGTATAATCGATTCCAAACCAGTCATACATCATTCCGTAACTATTATCAACTACATCTCCTTTAATGTCGATTACTGTCATCATTTACCTCCTTTCTAAGAATAATCACCATGACCACCTCCTTTCCTATGGTACTGGCTCATTACTTTGGCCAGTTGTCTTTTTATTTGTATTTTCAGGAGCCGGTAGGTCTTTAGGAATATATCCTGCTTCTTGCAAGACAAATGTAGCTTGATTTTCAGCCAATGCACCCCATCTTGTAGCAGTACTAATAGTAGATAAGTAATTATCACCAAGAGGGTCAATAGCTGGTCTCATGTTAACGCTTATGTGGTCGCTTAACTTATACTCCAATTCACTTATAGCAGGTCGTAAATAGCGATTTAATGCACTTGCGTACATTCCACTTATTTGTTGAATTGATGATTGTTGGTCACCTTGTCCACCAATATAGCTGTCAGGAAGTCCATATACTTTAGCATATTGCTTAGAAGTCCAATCTGTTTGTGATAATAATTGAGCTACATTTGATTTAATTTCTAGTGCAGTAAATTCTTCAAGGTCATCTAATACTACAGGACCACCACTTCTTGAACGTTTCATAAACGAACGAGAACGAGATGCTTTATCTTTATCACTAAGAAGCCCACCACCTTTAACAGTAAGTACACCAGGAACATTTAATGAACTATTCAATGAACTAATTGTTAATCTATCAGAGGCTCTTTGGATTTTTGATTCACGTCTCAAAGAGTAAAGTGGACTAATTCCAGTTTTACCACCATCAATTGATAGTAGTTTCATATGAATCAAATCGCTCTGTGGAGCTTGTAAAATAGGTTCTATTTTAGGGTCATCAAAAGTGATGTTATAATACATTCCGTTTTCATACTCGAAATAATAAGTATTTACTTGAGATGGCCTTAAATATTCCCATTTCATATCAGCGCCATTAGCATTTCTCCAACGATAAGCGAATGCTTCGCCTCCTAAAAGCAACTGTGCAAACATTGATTGCCAAAATCCATGTTTATTAGCATTAGTACTTGGATTATCAATGATTCCTTGATTCTTTTTCTTTTCAGCATTGATTTTAACTATTGCTAAATCACTAGATAGTTGCAAGATAATAGAAAATAAGTCTGAATTTCTTAATGCTGCACGAGCTGAAACCCATTCATTATTATCACCAAGCAAACTTTCCATTATTTGAGCATCATTTCCATCTGGAAAATAGCTTTGAACACTACCAACTTCTGGCGGATCATTTGTTTGGTTGATAAAGTTTAATATTGGCAAAATCAATCACCTCCCTTCGTAATTTTGGAACTAATAAACCAAGAACCAACTCCAAAAATAATAAATGTTACTGTTAATGTAATTCCACCAGCAAATAAGTTCATTAGAAAAACTGTGATATTTAACGTAATAGCTGCTAAAGAGAAGCATAGAACATCAAAAACATCCCATATTTTTTTTAAAAACGCTTTAAAAATCTTCATCAAATCCCCAATCATCATCTATTTCGTCATCAAGGTCTAATAAGCCAGATTCTTGGCTAGTAACCCATTCTTTTACTTGTTCTGGTGTCATGTGCTCAACTTGCCAACTCTTATCATTTGCCATACCATAATCCTCAAAGTGATACATCCCTTGAAATAAAGCATCAATAATCGCATCAACAACGTCAATTTTTAAAGTTGCTTTTCGTTTATCTACCTGTATTCCTATTGAATCTTCACGTAAAACCGCATTTAATAGCGATTTTTCCATGATTTTATCATCTAGCCTACTAATAGATCCCTCTACAAATAGTTTTTGTAAAAATTTTGTAGGATCTTTCAACTCACTCGTTCTTTGACGGATAGGTTGTAAATTATAGCCCGTATTATTCATGAGCATTTGAATTACTTTAGTGATACCCATTGCATCGTAACCAAAAAAGATAACATCCAATGCGTTATCTTCAATATAGTTTACAATCCATTCATAGACCTCATCATCATTGATTAGCCCTTGTTGGTGGCTTGTGACTGTACAAAAACCATATTTTTCTAGTTCTCTATAATTAATACCATCTTGTTTTTCTTTAGCATCAATTGAACCTGCTCTTTGGAATGGAACAAACGAATGCTGTTCAACATGCCACTTAGGCTTTCCTTCATCATCTAAATAAGGAAAAACGAAAGCAATCGCTGTATTATCTGACATCATTGAATAGTCAATACCTATATAACAGCGTTGCCCATGAATGCTAAATTCAGGAATAATAGCTTTTTCAACATCAGCAAGATTTAAGTAACTATCAACATCTTGCTGAAGCCACATATTAAGGTTTTTAGTTTGAAAATCATGTAGTGTCCCTTGTAACAAGTCACTGTTTCGTTTGTCAATCAATCCTTTTAATAAAATATCTTTTTTATCTTCCAATTCAAGAAGAGGGTTTGATTTTACCCAAGTTTCTGGCTCAAATGTTTCTGATAGATCATCTTGCGCCCATACCAAACACAAAGAAGTATCTGCTTCTCTATCCCAATCTTTCTCCATAGCTTCTTGAAGTGTTTTTTGGTCCTTCCTAAAAGGAACGCTAGGGTCTGGATAGGAAGTTGAAATTTGTACAAACTGATGATTTTTAACCAAAACTTGTCCAGAAACAATTTTAGAAATTTTTTCTCTATTAGTTACCTCTCCGATTTCATCAAAAATAGCAGTTGTAAAGTGAAAGCTATCATATTGACCAGCTTCATGAGAAATAGCACGAATTTTATTATTCATTTTCTTCATGACAACTTCATCATTCAGAATAGAACGATCAGTCAAACCTGTTTCAGCAGCAATTGTTTTAAATGGTTCAATTTTTATAACTGTCTTAAGCATCGTCTTAACATATCCAAACAATTTGCTTGTCTGTTTAAAGTTTATCGAGGAAACTAAAAAGTCCTGATTTGATAAACCAAGACTTTCAAATAAAAATGAATAAACCATCAAAATTGCTAGAATGTAAGTTTTACCTTGCCCACGAGATACTGATATTATAGCGACGGTAAACCTTTTTCCACCTTCGCTATTCCTCCAGCCTATCAGCATACACATAATGAATTTTTGCCAAGGCATTAGCTCAGTTGGTTCGCCTGTATCAACATTCGGGACAACTGAAGCAACTTTTAGTAAATTTTTTATTTCCTTTTTAGAGTATCTATAAGGAAAATCTTCATGTCCAATTCTTTGAAGGTCTCTTAAATGCCTAAATGCTGCTAATTTTGTTAGATACCCAGATTTTGTTATACCGTCTAATACTGCGAATGCATATCTTGTGCCAGGGTCTCTATATTTAGCACGTATTTCTGAAAAATCAATACTATGATAAGCTCCTAAGATGTCGTGGTCCTGCGTTAAATCAACTTTAAATTCAATGATAAGATTATTCATTGTTTTTGTAGGAGCTAACTCAGTAATCATCATCACCTCCATCAAAGAAAGCCTTCATCTTATCTTTAGTGCTTTTTTCATTCGTATCTTGCATGTTAAGCTCTATCAATTCAGAACGTGATTTTGGTGATAAACCTAACTCAGAACCAATCTTTGTAAGATTTTTTATTGCATCCGAGTAAATTTGAGTCATTGGATTACGTTTAAAACCTTGAAATTGTCTGTCAATAATTTCACCAGTCATATCTTGAACTGGTTTATAAATTTCTTGAACCTCACCATGTTTTTTAAGATGTTCGTATGAATTTCTATAAATTTCATACTGAGTACAGTACATTTCAACTAAAAACGAATCAATCTTATCAACTGGCTTTTGTTCCTCAAGAAAGGGAACAGTTTTACGCCAACAAGCACTTGCGAGAGGAGAAAGGTGCTTAGGTGCACGATAGGACAACTTCCCGTCATTACTGTCTTTGAACTTCTTAGCTGTCATTTTTTCTCCTTTCTTTTAGTGTTTTGACCCCCCCTATATAAAAATTTTGAAAAATGGGTTTTCACGCAAGACGATACCTATGTGTGTGGTTTCCCTATGAAAAGATACGGGGGGAGGGTTATTAAAAATTATCGAATATTTTTTTGAAAATCTGGCAAGTCTTTTACATTTCTGATAGGGATAGCATTCTTTAGCTTATTCCCCATTCCAGTTCCATAATAAAGTTGTTCCCATTTTGTCTTAGCTGTGTGGCATTTACTACAAGCTATTGCAATGTTAGCTAAGTTAGTCCGATTCTCAGGCTCTACCTCATAAGGGACAATGTGATCTCCTATGTTACCAGTTCTAACTCGCTTATGATTCAAACAATACTGACATAAATAGTTGTCACGTCTGAGTGCAATCTCTCTTATTGAGCGCCATTGTTTGCCTTGATAGAACTTATGTTGCTCTGCTTTAAATGGATCTTTACTTCTCATTCGATCATAGTCTTTGTATCGTTTACTATTACTAGTACGATTAGTCCATCGCTCTCTGCTTGCTTGATATGCTGCTTCTTTATCAGCATGTTTAATACAATAGTGTAGTGGTCTAATAACTACAGCGTGGCAGTTAGGCTCACGACAGCGTCCAGTCATTGGCAAGATGGCATCTCCTCTCATAAACAATAAGTTGATTGATGTAATTGCCTAGGCGTTCATCGTAATGCTTCTGGCAGTAATTGTGTTTAAGTGGTATCAGTTCACGACACCCTACATTTGCACAGCGATGTAACCTCATATAGTCATCCCTTCAACCAATACCAATAAGCTGGCTAATAGTTACTCCTAGAGCTTCAGATATAGATTTTAGTTCGTTAATCTTAGGAGTCCGTTTGCCATTTTCCCATGCCGATATAGTCGACTTAGCTTTACCTAACCTCTTACCAAGTTCTTCCATAGACATAGAATTTGCTTTCCTAAACTGTTTAATATTTTCGGCAAAGGTTATATCTTCCATCTTATTCCTCCAACAATAAAAGGCTGCCCATTGGACAACCTGTAATAAAATATAATAGCAAGTCAGGGAGTCGAACCCTGCGCACTCTCCAGTGGTGTTTTCCTTGCTACGCTGGTTTTATCGTCCAGCAACGTTATGAAGTATATTCAAACCGAATTAGTTGTTGTTTTGTGCTTTTGCCTTTTACTTCATAATACAAGTATATCAGCAAAAACAAGGAGCAACACTCCAATTTCGTGCCTTTTTCGTGTCGTTTTTATCCCAATTTGACCCATGCTTTCAAATGAAATAGCCAATATGAGGGTTTATATCTTTTCTAAAGCGATAATAAATAAACTTAGCTTTCTTTTCTGAAATCTCAATCCCTTCATTATCAAGTTCCATCATTACTCTGTACCATGTAAAACCACCGTAACCACAGTGTTTTAGCTTGATTATTTCTTTTTCCTCCTTAATTAAAGGTTCATACCACAAGCTGAATTGGTACATCAGGTCTTTGAGCTTGATGTATTCCTCATCATTTTCAAGCGCTTCTTTATTTAAAACATGACTTTCAGGTTCCGAACCACCAGAATAAGCTGTACGAATACCTAAGTTATCTACTTTTTGCTTATAAAGATATCTGCTTTCAATTGATTTTATTCTGGCTTCAAGTCTGCCATTAACGTAATCTCCAATAATTCTATCTAACTTATCTGCCATTCATCAAATTCTCCTTTTGTGG